CTTAATATTTTTTCAATTATTGCCATTATGTTCCCGGATAATAAGCTTTAGGCGTAATGTGTGTGCTTGAAGCTGATCCGTCCTCCGCTAGTGCTCTTGCCAACTCATCCTCGTAAGCTAATTTTGTAGCTTGCAAAAGCTGTGGTTGATATTTTTGTGATAGATAATATGCAAGGCCAGATACCATACAAGGCACAAATCTAAATGGCACATCAGTTGCATTTGTATAATCTCCCACATCTTGTATTCTTTTTATAAAAAAGAAATGCATATCTTTAGATGCATTTGTTGAATCTGGTGTTGGGTAAATATGTATTGTAACTTTATCTATAAATCTCTCTACCCAATATTGATTAGGTGTTCCTTTTGATAATTTGTTTGAGAATCCTGCATACGTAGATCTATCTACTTTTGTCATGGGACTATCTGATTGTGTTGTCTGTGTTCTATTAGATCTTAATTGTGCTTCAAGGACATCGGATACTCCAAAAACGCTAGCTGGGTCTGTGGTTGTGGCTGACGTTCCATCATCACTGGATCTAAAAAAATCATAATCTGCCTGACCCTCTACGAGATCTAGATTAGTCGAACCTACTTCCCAATAATGAATACCTCTATTACCCCATTCTTGAAATAGGATATTAAGAGATCTTCTAGCAGATTT